CACCAGCGCAGGGTCAGTCACACCAGACAGGCGCTCTTTAGAGATGCCATATTTGGTGCTCACCCTGTCGTAGATGTCGGTCAGCTTGGATTTGTCGATGCCTTGCTGGCCGAGAACCCCCCACGCGCGGGAGATTTCCTGCTTGGCGTCGTCCTGCTGCTTCTGCCAGGCGCGTTGCTGCTCCTGACTCATGCCCTGCTCAAGCTGGGACAGCACGGACTGCACGGCGTTCACGCGCTGCTGCTCGGCGACCCAGGCTGCCGGGTCGGCCTGCGCAAGCTGCGCCATCTGCTCGGGACTCTTGAGGCCCGCGAGTTGCAGGACGGCAGCGCGTGCCAGCTGCGCCTGCTGCATGTAGTGGTTGCGGCCCTCTTCGAGCTTGGTCGCAACTTGCTGCGTGACTTCGCGTTCCCGGTTCGCCAGATCCTGCGTCTTGCGGGTGTAATCCGCGTGGCGCTGATAGCCGGCGATCAGTTCCTTCTCGTCCACCTCAATCGAGGTGTCCTGCCCGTCCTCGCCCTTAACCGGGACTTTGAATTTCAGGCCGCTTGTCTGCTCTTTGGGCTTGTCTTCCGATTCGGGCTTGTCGCCCTCGTCTTCAGCAGGTGCGTCCTGTGCGCTCTCGGCGCTCTCGTCGGAGTTGTCCTCTTGGGATTCCTCGGAGGTTTGGATCTCTTCCTCAACGTCGGCCGCAGGGTTCTCGACAAGGAATTGAGCCAGATCGTCAAAGGTGCCGGGGCCGGAATCGGCTTGTCCGTTTTCCATTGATGTGCTTTCAGTCTGAACCACCCCTCACGTCACCAGAGGCGGCTTCGGGCGCGCTTCGCAGCGGAGGCCCAGGGATTGGCAGGTGACTGCCGGGTTAGAGAACCTTGCGCAGGATGCGTCGCCCCATCGACTCATCCCGCAGTGCATCCATCTCCAGCTTGCGTGCGGCGAACTTGCCAGCCTCCACATAGCCAGACAGCAGGGCCTCGAAGGTGTCGGCCAGCTTCATCATCTGCAGCGTGAGCTTTTGCCCCTGCTCGTCGCGCAGGCTGCACTCTTTCCATTTGGCGATCACAGCATCCCGCAGGGCCTGCATCGCCTCCTGGTATGCGGCAGACTCCAGGATCTGCGCCGCCTCACTCCCCCGATTGCTGATCTGCTGCTCGGTCATTGGCTTCCTGCTGTTTCTGGGCGGCGTTGTGCGCGGCAATCTGCGCGCGGCCTTGCTGGTTGATCAGGGCCACCTGAATTCTGGTGGCGTTGTCCTGGTCGGTCTTGTAGCGGTCCAGCTCCAGCCGCAGGCCCTCCAGCTCGCGGGTGTGCATCGCTACCATCGTCTCGCGCTCGGCGTCGCGCTGGTCGTTGGCCGCCTGCAGTTCCAGCTGCCCACGAGTTTCCGTGAGCTTGGCCTGCGCCTTGAGATTCTCGATCTCGCGCTGGCGCTGCGTCTCGGCCTGGAACTTCTGGGCGTCTGCCTGCAGCTCCATCTGTTTCAGGGCCAGCTCGGGCGGCGGACCAGCCGGCGGAACCTGCGCTTCGCCCGGATCCTGGTAGAAGTCGCCGACGTTCTTGAAGCCGGCGTTCTCGACCTGTTTGGCGACCGTGTTGTAGATGTTCTTCGGCTTGAGCAGTAGCTGCCCGAACGGCGTTGCCGCCAGCGCCCCCTGCTGCTGGAAGATGTTCTGCAGCAGCGCGGCCTGCTGGTTCTTGTCGCCCGTGCCAAGACCGACATTGATGGTCATGTCGTACCCGTCGCGCCATTCGTTCGGGTCGTACTGCACGAACTCGTTGCGCAGGCGGAAGGCGATCTTGTCCATCTCGCCATCGGTCAGGAGCTTAAAGATCCCCTTGAAGATCGGCTTGACCAGCGTCTCGGCGAAGATGCGCGCAATCAGCTCGATCCGAGCCGCAGCGGCATTGGCCGTCTGCATCACCTCGGCTGCCGTGCGGTCGTGGCGCAGTGCGTTGGCGTCGATGCCCTGCTGAGCACGAGACACCCCCGTGCGCTGCTCGCGCATGAAGTCGATGTATTCCAGCAGCGGGAACATCTGCCCACCCACCCACGGCGTCACATGCTCCTGGATCGCGTTCTCGGCACGCTGACGCAGGATGCGGCCAGGCGCCGAGGTCAGCAGGTCATCGATGTTCGCCAGCGGGTTGCCCGTGGCGTCCGTGAGAACCTTGGTGCGCGGGTTGTTCGCCAGCACCGCACTGTTGACCATCTGGCGGGTCAGCTCCGTCCGCAGCTTCTGCAGGTCGCTGACGGTCTCGGCCACGCTCAGGCCGTCCCAACGGTGCGTGTTCAGGATCGGCGAGGCGGTGGCAAACGGCACCTCGTCGGCTTCCTCGTTTTCGAGGATCTTGTTCTTCAGCCGGTAGATGCAGCGCCGCTCGGCGATGCCGTCCCCATCGAAGTCCACCAGCGCGTATTCGATGCGCAGGAAGCCTTCGGTCTGGCTCTCGTCATCCGCATCGATCGATGCCTCACTGGCCTTGGCATCGTCGGTCGTGCCGTGGCGCGTGTCGCGGAAGGTCTTGTCCGCGCTGATGTTGGATCTGTCGGAGTCGCGCAGATCGTCTGCGGTGACATCCTTGAACCCCATCTCATGCAGGTCCGAGAGCGTCACAGGCAGGCTGCGAGCCACGTAGGGGCAATCCCCCAGCATGGGGCTCGTCCAGTCCCGCTTGATCAGAAGTTCCTCGGGCGGGAACGCCTCGACCTTGACGTAGGTCTTTTCCTCGTAGCTGACGATCTTCGCGTCGTACAACTCGATCACGTTGCCCATCGGGTCCGTGACCGTCTGGACCGACGCGCCCTCGATCTGCGCATCCTCGCCAGCGTCCTGCATGGCAAGCGCCAGCATCTCGCCCGTGGCGCCGCGAACCGGCGTGATCTTCTTGCTGCGGCGCTTTTCCTTGCGCCACATCACCGCGCAGTTCTTGACCGTCAGCGCGTCCTTGAAGGCGGTGTACAGGACCAGGAAACCGTCGTTCTGCTTGTAGAAGACGTAATTGCAGCTGTCCGTGGCCTGCTGCGCACCCTCAACATCCTCGGCCTGCACTGGGTCGAATGAGACAGCCTGGTCGGTGCTGGTGAAGATCTTGAGCAGCGCCGGCAGGATCCACTCCACCGTGTCCTGCACATCGGAGGTGACGATGGTGGACCAGCCGTCCTGCTCGGTGCCGTAGGGCATGCGGAAATACTCCCGCATGGATTCTTCGCGCTCGGAGGCGAGGGCTCCCCAGGTGAAGGCAGCCGAGTTGTCCTCCTGCGCCTGCAGGATGGACAGCAGGCGCTCGTCGTCCATCTTCGCCATCAGTCAGCCTTCTTCGGGCGGCCGGGACCGCGCTTGACGGCAACGGTGACGCCATCGACCACGCGCGCACCGACCACGTCTTGCTCGGCTTCTGGCAGCGGGTTATTGGGGCAGCCGCGCATGTGCTCGCCGCCGGGCGTCGTACAGACCTCGCAGCCCGGCTTGGCAAACACCGCCTCCAGCTTATCGGCCAGCTGCTCCTGCAGCGGATGCCCGAAGCGGCCCATTGCCGTCAAGCGAAAGACTTGCATGATTTCTTCTTTGTTCACGCCGTCATCCTTTTTGCGTAGTTCAGTTTCTGCATCGGCTGGCCGGCCGGCGCCTCGTACACCACACACATCAGTCCAAAGCTGTCCGCACCATGACTCGACCAATCGTGGTTCGGGCCGAGGCCAATGTTTCGCGCTTCGTCTTTCTTTTCGTGATACCAACCCAACGCATCACGGCCGCCCTCGGTCGAGTCCGCGTTGAACCACATGGACGGAAACAGGCGCCGGCCGGCCTCAATTCGCATCGAAGCCGCGCCCTTGCCTTGGTTCGGAACCACCTCCACCGCATACCCCGCCTCTTCCAAGGCGCTGCGGTAGGACACGTCGTAAACCTTGTCCTGCGTATCGCCGTCGTGCGGCAGCCACCATTGAGCCTTGCCGGGCGTATAGCCCTGCTCGCGGCACCAAGCCAGGTGCGTCGCCAATGGCTGCCCGACCGCCTCGTAGTAGTTCAAGACGCGGATCTCGCGCCCGATGAACTGCGCCGCCCAAATGGTGAACGCGTCAGCCTTGGCTCCAGTCCCGCCAATGTCCGCGAACAGGCGGATCGTCATCAGAGGATCTGCCGCGACCCGACCAATTCGGTTCTGCGCCTTGGCCTCAGCCAGGCACTTGGCGTAGTAAGCGCCCTCTACGACTGTGACGTAGCCACCTTCCCAAATGTGGTCGTACTGGTCCGGCTGCATTCGCAGGCAGTCAAGCCGCTCCTGCTCCAGTTCGGCCGTGAACCATGGGTTGTCACGCCAGTTCGCAGTCACCACCACCGCGCCAGTCGGCCGCTCCGGCCCCATGAACATCACGTCCACGGGGTCAATCTTGCGGCGCGGGTTGTAGCTCCACCACATCTGCGAGCCACTGGCACGCATCGTCGGTCGGTACAGATTGATGGAGTGCCGCGTGGCGCCCTGCGCTTCCTCCCACCAGCCGCGCTTGAATCCCTCTAGCGACTTGATGCTGTCAGCGGTGTAGTCGTTCATCCCCTTGAAGATGATCAACCCATCGCCCGGCGTCGTAATCACGTCCTTGAAGACCTTGAAGCCATCGGCCTCCGTGACCCCATGCGCCTTCAACTTCGACTCAAGCAGCAGCTTTGACGACTGCGCCAAGTCCTTTTGCACCTCGCGGATGCAGACTGACCGCAATCCCTCGCCGCCCGAGTTGCCCGGCTCTGCCAAGCTGTCCTCGATCAGCAGCTCGGCCAAGAAGTGGGACTTGCCGCTTCCACGCCCACCACGGACCACCTTGTCTCGGGCAGGATCAAGCAGCGGAGTGAACACCTCCGCCGTCTTTAACTTCAACTCCCTCACGAGGCAGGCCGGACGATCTCGCGGGTGACGCGGCCAATCTGGATCGCGCCCGAGTGCTCCTGCTCCACCTTGTCGCGCCACTCAGCAGGGCGTCTGTTCTTCAGCCAGAAGATGCAGGCCGTGGTGTCTGGCGGGTAGTATTTGCGGATGGGCGTCTGGACGATCTCGCCTCCCACCACCCGGATGTCCGTCTCGTCGTGCTCGTAGCCGTTGGCGCGCGCAAACAGGCTGCGCTCCACCCGCTCGTCAGCGACATCTTTGCCGGCTTTTAGGGCCTGACAAAATTGTTCGTTCTCGGCCTTCCAGCGGTACAGGGTGCGAACCTCGACCCCAAAGAAGTCGGCAATCTCCATGTCAGTCGCACCCAGCTTGCACAGCTTCTCGGCTTGCGGGATGAACTCCTCTTTGAATTTGCTGGGTCTTCCCATGGCTTGCGCGACTCCCCGGCGGGTTGGTCGCTCCGTGGTTGGTGAATTGCTTGTTAGTAGCCCATCGTTGCGGTCACGGATGCATTCGTGCCGCTGATGGCGGTGACATCCGCACGCACCAGGGCGTAGCGGTCGTCCGAGGTGAAGCCGTCGCTCGTGGCAGTCGTGCCAAGCGTCAGAGTGATCGTGCCCAGCGTGTCCCAGCTGGCGCCGTTCATCGAGCCCTTGATGGCGATGGTGGCCGATCCAGCGCCAGCGCTGGTCGCGCCGCTCGCATGAAAGGTGCGCGCGCTCGCCGGGCCAGGTACGGGCGTGCCGGTGTTGGTCGCGGTCTGGGCGCTTTGCAGCGATGCCGTCTGTGCGAATCCGACGTTGTTTGCCATATCAGGCTCCTATGGTGTTCTTCTACTGAGCGTTCAAATAGCTGGGGCGAACAACATCACATGCGCCCAGGTATGCATTAAGGTTCTGCCCCGTTGTGGTCACACAGCTCAGCGCCGGTCTAAGGGACGTACAACCAGCTGGGACGGTGAACCGAATGCTGAACGGCACAGAGGCGGCGCCGTTCGCCAGCGTCAGCAGCGTTTGCGCCACCGCGAACGCTGAGCTGTTGTAGATGACAACGCTCGCAGTTCCAGTGCCATCAGCCTTTGCCCACCCATAGACCCATACCACCTCGCCGGGCACGACAGTCATCGACGTAGTGCCACGCAGCAATGTCCCTCCAGCGGAGGATGCATCGCAATTGACCTTGTGCCAGCGGCCCGCTGGAAGATCGTCTGCGTCAACCCTGTTGTCGTGGGTGTCGGTCGCAGTTCCGGCGAAAGTCGATCCGGTCAGCGCCGTGAGGCTCCAGCCGTTGCTGTTGGCTCCGATGTTGAGCGGATTGGCCACCAGCCCACCAGGCCCGGCCGCAACAGGCCATGGCATCTTGCCGACAGCTTCTTGCGCCGAGGCAAGGTAGTTGGAGATCAGTGTGGCAAGTTGCGCATGACCGGCGTTGTTGGGATGGACGGCATCCCCCGAATCGTATGTGGCACTCAGGTAGCCTGTCGCCTGGTCCAGCA